GCAACATCCCGTCGTTCAGCCCCGCCTGCTGCCCCTGTTTCCCGTTCACAGCAAATGGGACAAAATAGCCGGACAGTTACGTTAACTGCCGATCAAGCTGAAGCCGCCCGTATTTCTGGACTGACAAACCAGCAATATTGGGACTTACTACAACGGGAAAAGTCCCGTGCAACTAGCCATTAAGGATATAGACAATGGAAAATACACCAAAACCACGGGGTCGCCCCGGACGTAAGCCGTCACAACTGAAGCAGGCAAAGCCGTTACCTGAAACACCTGTTGTTATTGGTACAGAAATGGCAAATGTCGCAGAACCTGCGCCTATTCCGCCAACTGTAAGTCAATCCATGGACCGACCTTCTATGCGCCCGCCATTACGGGAAGATTCCCGTGCAGCAGCGGCTAGAAGGGCAGATGAAATCTTGCAACGCCTTGGTAGTACGTTTGAAACCAGCCAAGACGAATTTGCTGCACCGCCCGCCCCAGAAGGCTGGGTCTATCAGTACAAGCAAAAGTCAGTCCTTGGACAAGAAAACCCGGGCCGTTATGCCCGTATGCTTGATATGGGTTGGGAACACGTCCCCGCAGACCGCCATCCCGAACTTATGCCCGGTCAAAAGGATGCTGCCATTGTTGAACGCAAAGGTATGTATCTTATGCAACGTCCTGCAACCATTGAAAAAATGGCACAGCAACGGGATCAAAAGGTGGCACGGGATCAGATGCGCCAGAAAAGCCAGCAGCTTTCCGAAGCCCCTGTTGGCCACTTCGAACGCAATCATCCTGCGGTTCGCCCACGGGTCAGTAGCGACTTTTCTTCTATTGCTGTTCCCGGTGACAAGTAATTTAAAGGGGGGTGTAAATACCCCCCTTTACAACAATGTTTTTTCAGTATATTTTGACCAAAGATCATAAGATCACCTTCCCCCGGTGCGGAAGGTTCGCTTATTCCCGGTTCTAAATGCCCCCGGCGCGGCATGATGGCCATTCTCCTGTAAAAAGGATGATCCGTCATGGCAAACACACAAGCCTATTTCGGTTTCCGTCAATATCAGGGCACAGGTTCTGCACCGACTTATGAACAAGTCGCTGCGCTTATCCAGTACAATGCCAATGCGATCTACTTCGGTGATCCCGTAACTTGGCAGTCGGATGGTACCATTGCCCGTGCTGCTTCCACTGGTGCGACCCCTGCTGCTCTTGGTATCGCAGGTATTTTCGCTGGTTGCCAGTATCTTTCCGTATCCCAGAAACGTACCGTTTGGTCCAACTACTGGCCCGGTTCTGACGTTGCTTCCGGCAACTATGTCACTGGTTACATCATCAACGATCCGAATGCTAAGTTCGTAGCCCAGTCCGACAGCACTGGAATCGCACTGACCGACGTCAATTCCACCATCGGTTTCGCAATCGGTTCAGGTAACACTGCTAACGGTCTGTCAGGTGCATACCTTGATACGACTACGCTGAACACCGCCAGCTATCTTCAGAACAATCCGTTCAAGATCGTTGGCATCATCAACGACCCACCCGGAAGTCAGGGTACCCTGTCCAATGGTCAGGCATACGACTGGGCGATTGTATCGTTCAACAACGTCGTAACCCGCAACTTCCAAGGCGTATAAGGAGTAAGGAACCATGGCTGTCAATCTTTCGGCTATTAAAGACCTTCTCCTCCCCGGCCTGCGGGGCGTTGAAGGCAAGTATGAAATGATCGAATCGCAGTACGATAAGATCTTCACCAAACACGAAAGCCGCATGGCTTTGGAACGCACTGCTGAAATGCGTTACCTTGGCCTTGCCCAGCTTAAGACCGAAGGCGGCCAGACTGCCTTTGATAACAACGCTGGCGAACGTTATGTCTACAATCAGGAGCACGTCGAAATTGCTCTTGGTTACGCCATGACCCGCAAGATGATCGACGACAACCTGTATAAAACCCAATTCAATCCGTCCAACCTTGGATTGATTGAATCCTTCCATCAAACCAAAGAAATTTACGGTGCTAACGTATTGAATACGGCTACCACCTACAATTCTTCGGTTGGCGGCGACGGACAAGCGCTTTGCTCCGCTTCGCATCCTATTGATGGTGGCACGGTGTCGAACATCGCTTCAACCCCTGTTGATTTGAACGAAGCAACCTTGCTGAACGCAATGATTGCCATTCGTACAAACTTCAAAGATCAGGCTGGTCTGAAGATTTTCGCCCGTGGTCGTAAGCTGATTATTGCTCCGCAAAACGAACCGGTTGCTGTCCGTCTTACCAAGACTGAACTGCGCCCCGGTACAGCGGACAACGACGTCAATGCCATTTTCAGTACCGCAGGTGGCCTGTCAGAAGGCTACATGGTCAACGACTTCTTGACTTCTGCTTATCCTTGGTTCTTGCTGACCAACATCGACGGTCTGTCGTATATGGAACGCAAGCCCTTCGAAACAGATATGCAAGTCGATTTTGTGACCGATAACTTGCTTGTTAAGGGCTATGAACGTTACAGCTTCGGCTACTATAACTGGCGTTCTATCTGGGGCAGCTTCCCAACTTCATAAGGAGTCTGACCCATGGCTACAGTTATTAACGACACACAACCGGGTATTTACCCCAACCCGAATGGCAGCCCGGTTTTCCCGGCTACCACCTTCACTGGACCGATCCTTGCAGGTAACGTCATTGACAGTGATGGTACTGGCAATCTGGCTGGCCTTGGCATCACTTACGGTACGCAAAATACCGGTTATGTAGTCACGGCACAGACAGAAGTCGTAACACAGGCGAATGGTGGTGCTTCTATCACCATTCCAGCCCAAAGCCAGATTTTGTCCATCACCATGATGGTAACAACGGTTTGGTCTGGGGCTGCAACGACCTTTAGCGTAGGCGCAACGGCAGGAACTACTGCTGCCACGGCGTTTTCTGCTACTGGTATTGCTGGTGGTACGCTTGGTAGGGTTGCTATTTCTCCGACTACGGCTGCCCAAATCGCAAACTGGGACAACGTTAGTAATTCCACCTTCCAAACAGGTGGCCCAACTGACGTCCAGATTCTGATTACTTCTGCAAACACTGGCACTGGTGTAGGGACTTTGACAGTCACTTACATTCAGGGCATCAACAACGCATCCTAGTAGGAGGATGAAATGATCCGTAAGCATACCGAAGACCACGGTGTTAACCAAGCTGCTGAAGACATGAAGACTAAGCCTATGCGCTACAATCAGTCCCATGTTGAAAACGAAGCTGAAGAACACAAGCACGGCGGTCGCACCAAAAAGCACCGCAAGGCGCATAAACATGGTGGCCACGTTCATCATGCACATCATGCACATCATGAACATGAAGCGCATGAAGAACATGAACACCACAAGCATGGTGGCGGTACTAAGCACCGCGCCCACAAGGGCAAGCACCATGAACATCATGCACATGGTGGTGCGATGAAGCATCATGCTGGCCGCAAGCCCCGCAAGTCCGGTGGCCGTTTGGCTGGTTCTGAATGGATGGCTGCACAGAAAAGCACCCCTGCAAAGGGCCGTGATGTTTCTGGTTCCATCAATGACTAAAACCTGTTAGATTATAACAGGGGCTATTGACGGGGGCCTTGTGCCCCCGTTTATCTAGATAGGTGCAGAATGACTAAATCACCCGCATGGCAACGTTCTGAAGGAAAGTCACCTTCCGGTGGATTGAATGCTAAAGGGCGGGCATCTTACCACCATGAAACTGGTGGTACACTAAAGGCACCTACAAAGGACGTTAAGAATTCCCGCCACCATTCATTCTGTGCTAGAATGGAAGGTATGCGATCGAAGTTGACCAATCACAAAAACGCCCATGACCCTGAAAGCCGAATCAATAAGGCTTTGCGGAAATGGGGCTGTTAACAGGAGATAACAATGTTCGATTTGATTTCTTACGTTGTACTTGCAAGCGTTGTAATTTGGGGTATTGTTTCCCTGATTAAGCATTTTGTTCCTGATTATTATGCCCGCATGGAAGACCGCTACAATACGTCTTTGCATAAGCGTTTGGCTGCGATTGAAGACCATCTTGGCATTGCGACGGAAGTCAACACCATCATTAAACACCTTGAAAAAGAACTAGAAAAATGAACGACAAGCCATTTTGGAAAACCAAAGCACCTGAAAGTCATGTGACAAAGCATTTGTCAGATAAAAAGGTGCAACAAGCTAAGGCCCGGGCTAGGGCTGCTGGTCGTCCATATCCAAATCTTGTCGACAATGCAGCCGTAGCGAAGAAAGGCAAGTAACATGGTCCCGATTTCAGTAACCGTAGGGCAGGTCGCCGCAAGTGACGTATCTGTTGCGCTTGCACAAAATGTTGTTGCTGCAACAAGCCTTACGTTGACGGCTGGCGCTGCTTCGCTGGCTTACCCAGCACAGCTTAGAATTGTTACATCTGCCGATTATACGGGCATTAACTTTACCATTACGGGCCTTGGCCCGTCAAATCAGGTTCAATCTGAAGTCATCGCTGGACCGAATACTTCTACGGCGACAAGCGTTCTTTATTATAAGTCTGTAACGTCGATCACATCCAGCGGCGGTGTTGCTGGTGGTGCTGTGTCTGCTGGAACGACTGGCAATACGTCAACCCGTTGGGTCCGTATGGATAGTTGGACAACGGGGACAACTTCGGTCCAATGCATTGTAAATGGTACGGCTACTTATACTGTTCAAAGCACATTGGATAATCCAAACGATCCATTTAGCCCAGTAGCTGATGTAAGTTGTAACTGGTTTAACAGCAATGATTCGGCTGTCGTAAATGCTGTATCATCGCAACAATCGAACTTTTTATTCACCCCTGTTTATGTTAGGGTATTACAAAGCAGCGGCACTGGCACTGTTAAAACAACGCTGCTCCAGACCGGGGTTGTAAACCTATGACTGGATTATCTTATACAGGTTTGGGCCCAACTGGCCCTTCAGGCCCAACAGGACCGTCTAGCGGCCCGACTGGTCCTACCGGTAATGCTGGTGTAGCAGGCCCAACTGGTCCCACCGGTGCTACAGGTGCAGGCCCGACTGGCCCTACTGGTCCTGTGGCCCCACTGGTCCTGCAAGCGGACCAACTGGCCCCGGCGGTCCAACAGGTCCGTCAGGTGGCCCACCCGGACCCACCGGACCCACTGGAACGACAGGACCTACAGGCCCAACAGGAACTGGCCCCACTGGTCCTGCTGGTATCCGTGGTGTTTCTGGCCCAACCGGTCCTACTGGCCCGACAGGTTTTGGCCCAACGGGGCCTACTGGAACAAAAGGCCCAACGGGACCAACCGGACCAACAGGAACTGGGCCAACGGGTCCAACCGGTGGCAACGGCCCCACAGGCCCCACTGGCCCGACTGGTGCTGGCGTTGCAGGCCCTACTGGTCCCACGGGGCCGGGCGGTGTATCATTGCCAGTATCAATCGCTAATGGCGGTACAGGTCAAACCACAGCATCTACTGCCCTTAATGCTTTAGGTGGCGTTTCAACAGGCAAGGCTATTGCCATGGCTATTGTTTTCGGAGGTTAATTCATGGCAAATCCAAATATTGTCAACGTCACATCTATCTATGGAACGACATGGGTTCAGGCGGTCGGTGTTTCAGCTACAGCTATTGTATCAAACGCTGGCGGTTCTAACACGGTTGTCAAACTTGATGCCCTTTATATCGGCAACATTGATACATCGGCTTCTTATAAAATCACCGTTGATCTTTATCGTTCTTCAACGGCGTATAACATGTTGTATCAAGTTTCCATTCCTGCTGGTGCTGGGTTGGATGTACTTTCTAAGTCAATTTACCTTCAAGAAGGTGATTCTATCCGCTTGACCGCTGATACGGCCAGCAAACTGCAAGCCGTTGCGTCCGGGGAGGTTATTTCTTAATGCGTAAGGGCAACGGCGGCTTAATTGGACCATTAAACAATCCAACCGTATCTGTTGCGGCTGGTATTTGGTCCATGGACGAACAGCAACAGTCGTTAGGTGCCCGTCAATGGCCCGGTACACCTGCTGCAACAAAGCCAAATCCGCCTAGTTTTGCCAATTCTGCTACGTTTACTGCTTCTATAAGCGGTTCAACCATGACTGT